GTAAAGTCATAGTTATCAATTGTATCAAGTATAAGATCTTGAGACAGGTTTGAGCTTTGTAATTCCTTTACAACTTGTGCTAGTGTCGATTCGTCGTTCATTTTTTACGTTTTTCTTCTTCTTCTTGTATGTGTTTTATTAACATTGCGATATAAATTTCCCTCTCCCACGGCAGCATATTATCTAATTCAGTTAAACTATATTTGTGATGTTGTATTAGTGCAAAGTTTGTTTGATAATAATTAGTCAACGATTCATGTGAGAGGGCTATTCGAAAAAAGCCTGTGTTCCAGTAAGAGTAATATCATTTTCTTTTTTACAGCCAGTGCAGTTAAACTGAAGAGTGTGCTGTAATTTTGGAGTGTTTGATATATACTCTTCAATTTTATTAAGCTGCGCGCGATTTAAGCTGTTTACAAACGTCAATAGTTCTTCACGAGTCGACTGCGCTGCTGTATAGACTCCGCTGTCATCAAAAATTGATTCGATTGATGCAATAAGCATGTTTGTTATTGTGTCAACGTTAACTTCAGACGCAGACACTATGGATGACATGTCATCAACGCATATATGACGTAAAATTACTCCAATTTTATCGGTTAACATAATTTTGTTATTAACCTGCTGTTTTGGCCACGTAATTTCAATGTCGTCTATGTTTACTGAAACTTCGTTGTACGTTTCGCAGTGATCGCACTTGCAGCGTATGTTGCTAATTTCTCCTACGCTTTTAGCGCGCAGTTTTAAGAAAATATACTCGAGGTCAAATGACGTCAATTGTTCTGGCTTGCATACGTTGAATGTACATGCGCGTATAATATCTTTGATTGCTGACATCATTTCGCCAGAATTATTAGACTCCTGTGCAAGCAATAATATTTTTTCTTCTTTTACGAGGAATGGACGATATTCAATTGACTGTGAAGTTGATGGTACAGTCAGTATATATTTTGGTGATTCAAGTGTTGGTAATGGCATAATGTTATATATTAGTGTATAATTTTCAATTTATCATATGTAAATACTACTGTTACTTTTTGAATAGTAGATTCACTGTTGTTGTCTAATTCCATGGAGTTTAGAGTAATTGGATAGGCTCCCTGTAGAGTTACTTTATGAACCTCTTTATTTTGTTCATCTAGTTGAGTAATACCTATTTCAGTCTTGTAGTCGTTATAATTAGAAGTTAGTAAATACGAATCGACATTTATTATTTTCTGCATCCATTTATCTATTGCAGTTTTAATAAAATTATTATTAGTTGCAATAAAAGTCATTGTAACGTCGTCCTCAATATATCCAGTTGGTATTTTTATTGGACGACGAGTGCCAATGTCATAGTCTAAAGTTGTTATTTGTTTTCCTGGAATGCTAGCGGCCTCACACAAGTATGGTATGTCTCTTGTTGATTCGGGCGACCCTGGAATTGCAGCAAATGTTACATAAAACCGATTTATCTTGGCAATTCCGCCATTTCTAATTATAGCAGACTTAAAATCATTTATTGATGAAGACATATTAGACTAGAGTGCGTGTTTTTTGCCAAATTGAATTATTCTTTTGACCTACAAAGGATTCAGTTGGTAGAAAGAGTGCTATTTCCCATTCTTTTGGAAGCACTTCAACAGTCTTAGAGACTACATGTTTGTACAAGTAGTGTTTAAAGCAAGGAGCGTATGCTCGTAACTTCGCAGTGCTGTTTAACATGTCATATGATAGCCTAAAACGAGTCGTCTCGTCTAGCTTTTTATTAGTCATATGATCCATAAGACGATCAAAAAAGACTGCTCGTTGTCGAGGTGGCAAGTAGTGTAAGTTTAGGCCATAAAATCCTCCCTTTGCTGGTGCTACCATAAGTATAAGCGGAAACTTATCATAGTATGGCAGTGTCTCTTTGTATTTCGGGTCATATAAAAACATAAACATACGACCAATGAGTGGTTTGCCACGCGTCTGTAGTGAGTCATCGTTTAACACTTTTGACGGTGATATGTTTGATAGGCTGCGTATTTTACGCAAAAACCAGTCACGCGACTCTGCAGAACGCGGTAAAAACCCAGCACGTTCTGCATCGGCTTGAATCTTAGAAAAAAGAGACGGCATATATCTATTTATAACGTTTTTTTACGTCAATAATTTTATGCCAAGCGCCTTTATAGTGTCTTCGGTCCATACCTCAAAAATCCATCCTCGATCGGCGCAATATTCTCTGGCAGCTTCCCATTTTGATATGTTTTTAGCGTATGTAAGAACCTCTGTAATGTATGCCTTTGTTTTTCTAGATTTCACAGTTGGTTCCTGTGTTTGTTTTTTGGGTTTTATCTCGATTAGATAAGTTTCACCAGTTTTAAATTTAACCTTTAAATCCACAAAATATCTATGACTCTTCCCATCTGACCTACACCGATATGGCACAACTGTTTCTTCGCTACTCCAAGAGACTACTGCAGTGTTTTCGTCACACCACCTAAAAACTTGACGCTCCCATAGCGAACGATACACAACTCCGGATGCGTCCCCGTCATATTTTTCTCGATTTATTATGCGATATTTACCGCTATAATATTGCTTTTTTGCCATATAAATACTTATATGTCAAGTACATATGGTTTTCCAAGCAATCGGTCGACACTAGCGTCTCGACCGTTTATTAGATTCTCATGTAAAGGTAAACATGCTACAACTATAGTATTGCCAATACCAGGTTCGCTCCAGTTTGGTGATGGCGCAACATACAACAACAATGTTGAATTAGGTGCTTTAGGAAGCGCTGTTGCTGGTGTAGCGTCAGCCGCCTCTGGTGCAAATTCCTTTAAAGGTGCCGGTGCTGCAGCAGCTGCACAAATAGCCAATGCATATAATACTGCAAAGACAGAACTTGCAAATTCATCAATTTCTTCCATAATACAAGGTGTGACTGCTCTAACGGGAGCAAATGAGACCATTCAAAGTGCAATAAGCATTGGTACTGGAACTACATTAAATAAAAATATATCAACTGAATTTACTTCTACGAATACGCGAGTCTTTACGTTTGCTTTTCAATTGATTCCATCATCTACTGATGAAGCAACTGCTATACGAAATATTGTAAATGCATTTCGTATAAATCTTTATCCAGAAGGCGGTGTGTTTCAATTAAAATATCCGCCAAAATGGGCTATAGAGTTTAGACGTGGAGGAAGTGGAAATGTTATATCTGACATACCGAAAATCGGACCAACTTATTTAACAGAAGTTAGTACTACATTTAATAGCAGTGCTAACATGTGGAGAGCTGATGGGTCGCCCATTGAAACGTCTATTCAACTACAATTTGTGGAAACACAGGCTTATAGAGAAGACACAATACCAAAATAAACTATGTCTTTTTTTACACAATATCCTAAAATCAATTATGATTTATTTTCAGATGGTTCTATATTTGAACTTACTGATATTTCTCGTGCTGTAATTATAAATTCGTCACGTATTGCTGATGATAGCGCGCTATACACATACTATAGTATAAATGATGGCGATCGTCCCGACGTAGTTTCACATAAACTTTATCAAACATCCTCTTATTACTGGACATTTTTTATCGTAAATGATTTTTTGCGTGACGGTTATACCTCATCTTGGCCGCTGTCATACCGAAACTTTACAAAAATGATGGAACAAGAATACTCTAAATATTCAGTGCTATCAGTTAAACCAACTACAAACCCACAGTTAGAGTTGAATGGCACAGGATTTTTAGATATATCTTTTATACCACTAACTCCCCAATATTTACCATATTTAAAGTTTGTGTCTGGAGATGGTGAGTATCGTTCAAATTTTATTCGGTATGATGCAAAAAGACACCAATGTATTATAAATGACATACACAAAATTATTAACGCAAAAAGAGTTGAAGTGCCATCTAGAGAAACTTTTGTAGAGAGTAATAATCATGCATATAAAATAGCTTGGGATGACTCAGTGCGCGAGTTAAAGTTGTCTTCTGCAGATGCTAAAGATAAAGATAAAGTTTTAAAGGCAGAAATAGATGCGCAAAATAAAAATATAGCTTTAAAAACTGAATGGATTGATTCAATCTATTCTATGATTACTCAATATGATATTACTGGAGTAAGTGAATATATTGCTGCAAGAGCGACAAAGGAAGAATATATTACTTCAAAAAGACTTATGATAGCAAATCCAGAATTTAGATGGAGCGACTATTCTAATGCTGCATATGAGTATTATTCGCCAAGCGATTCCGTATTGAGCGCATATGACGCTCTAACAAATGATCTTATAGTCAATCCAAAAATAACATCATTTTTTGAATATGAAGCAGCTATTAATGATTCAAAACGAATGATAAGAGTAATACGCCCAGAGTTTATACAAACTTTCTCTGAGCAGTATTTTGATACTATAAATGATGTATTATAAATTATATGGCCTCAAATAAGACATCAAAAACTCATACAAAAAATACACCAAAGGTTGGTTATAGCGATCAATCAACAATAAATTTACCTGGCGCATTTGAAGTTAAAAAAATGACTCTTATTGCGTCAGATGGTAAGACTAAAGATATTAGGAGTCTAGTAGAGTCTTTTACAATTACTACTGAATTGTTTTCTCCGGTAATTACATTTTCTGCGTCACTGCGTGACACTGAAGATTTATTTTCTAACAAGGATTTTGTAATATGCGGCCAGGAAAATATTGAAGTAGAAATATGGCCTGGAACAGAAAAAAGTAAGCAAGGTGACCTTATAAAACATACATTTTCAGTAAAAGAATATCCGAGTCTTATGCGAACACCAGATTCGCCGCACGTACAAATATATACTCTAATAGCAATTTCAGAATTTGCTTATCGTAGTAGTCTTATGAATATTTGTAGACCACTAGATGAAGGCAAAACATTAGATCAAAATATAGAAACTATTTTTAAAGATGATTTGCGTCTAGGAGAAATCTTTGGTAATAAATTTGAATTTGTAAAATCTGGTGATGTAGAAACTAAATTTAAAGGAATTATAAACATTCAGCGACCACTACAGGCCGC